GGATTCCATGGTTTTCACCTAAATCAGTGAGGCCAATATGACGATTCCATCTACAACAATTTTACCTCTTCATAGTGAGCGGATTAAAGAAGGTGGTGAAGAATTAGATAAGTATTTAAGGGAGCTAATTTTTTCCCTTCAACGTCAATATGAAGATGTCGCACAGGCGGTTAATGGAGATATTCGAAGCGATGTTGATATTGGAAGCCGTCAATATATCCCTACTGTGAGTGGTTCTAGTACAGAAGGAAGTGGTACTTACGACCATCAAGTGGGGTGGGTTTTAAGACAAGGATTATTAGTCGATTACTGGTTTGATATTAAATGGACAGCTCATACAGGAACAGGAAATCTTATTGTAGATTTACCCTATTTATCTATCGAAAGTGAGCAGAATCCATTCGTATGTGTGATATCAGCTGAGAATATTGCGTTTAGCGGTTATCTGACGGGAACTGTTGATCCTGGAACTAGAGAGCTGCAAATTTATGATAACCGGAGTGGTACAACCTTTAACAATATAGCGCTGCCTAGTGCGGCGACTTTACGGGGCCATTTGAGATATGTCGGAAGAGAAATCGAGAGAAGTTGATTTTGAAAAGTTACGGTTTATTAGAGTTTTTACGCCTATGCACGTTCCAAAAGAACTTATTGAGCAGGTACGTGATAGAGAATATGAGGTCGATGATTGGTATAATTATCAAGAGGTTATATGCCTTAGGAAAACGGCTTCTGGACCTCAACTTAACCCTTTATCACTCTTGTATGTTATTGCGGATGAAGGGAACAAGGTCGTTGGGATGTTATGGTGTGAAATTGATACGCTTGGCAAAACACTCGTTATACAAACCTTTTCGATGGATAAGAAATATTGGAGTAGAGGAAAAGCAGTAACACTTTTATCAAAAAAGGCGAAAGAAATATTAAAAGAGTGTAAACTGAAGAGAGCTGTGTGGCATACAAATTATCCAAAACATAGCGAGAGATATGGATTCAAAAGGGCGCGCTCTGTTTTGATGGAATTTAAAGAGGAGGAAGAAGATGGGCGATGTAATGATGGGGAGTGCGAAGCACAAAGGGGATGCTCCGTTGATGACCCAGGAACAACAAGACTTTCTGAGTCAGACACTAGCGGGACTGGGGCCTCAAGCGGGAGCAGCCTTTCAACAGTTTCTACAGCCGTATGACCAAGAACAATTCCAAGGCTTATTTCAACAAGCGTTTGTCGATCCGGCAATGCTCACGTATGAGCAGCAGGTTTTACCGGCTATTCAACAAAGATTTGTTGAGGCTGGTGCTGGTTCTTCTTCTGCTTTAAATCAAGCGTTGGGACAATCAGCTGCTGATTTAAGTACGATGCTTGGTGGTCAGATGGGACAATTCTATCAACAACAGCAAGGACAACAGCTAAATGCCCTTCAACTTCTTAGTCAGTTAACAGGACAGAGGGCTTTCGATCCTATCATTCAAAAGAGAAGTGGTATAATGGGACCTCTTATTGAAGCTGGTGGAAAAGTTGGAGCTGCTGCCGCTGCGGCATCTTCCAGAGAGATTAAAGAGAATATTCACGATTTTGTTTCTGGAACATCTATGATTAATGGCCTTGATGTAAAGCAATATGACTACAAGGAACCTTATGAATTTAAGGGAAAAAATAAAGTTGGTTTGATTGCAGAAGAAGTTCCAGAAGTTCTACAAGAAGATATAGATGGAGTTCTTGGTGTCGATCTTTATGGATTGCTAGCAATATCAATCAATGCAATTAAAGAATTAACTAAACGAGTTGAAGAGTTGGAGGCAAAATAATGCCTATCGTAGTAGAAGACCTATCCGGCATTGCTGAGGGCATTCGAGGAGCTGGTGGTGCTTTAGCCCAGGCTTTAGAAAAACGCGCTGAGCAGCGTTTAACACAGCAACAAAGGGGAGCTTTAGATGCAGCTCTTCAAAAGGCTGATTTATCGACTACAGCTGGTCAGCAGGATTTCCTTAGGAAATATACACAGGCAGGTGGGGATGTTAAAGATGCTTTAGCGGTTATTAAACAACAGCAACCTTCTGAATTAGATAAGTTATTAGCTGCATATGGGTATGGTGAATCACAGGGTCAGGAAACTCCAGTGCCTCTTAATCAACGAGATGTTGATGGTGTTTCTGGTAATCCAATTACGGAATCTCCTGTTCAGGCACAAACAAAAGAAATTCATCCTGCGTTGAGAGAGACACCATTTAATCAGGTTCCGGATGAAATGGCTACGATTATGGCTGCTAGTACAAATCCATCGACGCAGAAATTTGGTGAAGCTTTGATGAATACTAGAGACCAAGCTTTCAAAAGGTATGATAGTGAAAGGAAATATGCTTCCCAACAAACGAGAAAATTCACAGATGGAACCACTGAGTTAAGAAGAACTCTTCCAGGAAGGCAACTATCAGTATCTCAAATGAAGCATTCTCTTTTAAATAGGGATGAGGCGGCAAAAACAAAAGATTTCTGGGCCTCTTATTTCATGAGAGGAGGAAGTGAATGGGCTGAAAGATTCTTAAGCCCTGAAGGTGCTTTATTAGAAAGTGCTGTGAAGAGCTTCCTTATTGATGACTTAGCAGTTGTTAAGGGAAGACCTAACCAATTCTTAGAACAAAGAATTATTGCATCTCTACCATCTTTGATGAAAAGCGATTTAGCGAACCTAACCGTGTTAGCTGGTTTTGAATTGAGAGATGAGTTTGATAAAATAAAGCTAGAAACTTATGACAGATTAGCAGATTTCTACATGAAACAAGATGGATTTTTGCCAGCTAATTTTGAATCGGTTGTCTATCAACAGATGCAGCCAGCAATGGAAGCGGCTAGAGATGGATACGCCTATAGAATTAGAACATTGCAAGAGCAAGACCAAGGAATAGATAAATTAGCGAATAAAAAAGTTGTACAAGGAACTCCTTTGACAATGGATATGATGACCCATTTTGTTGACACATATGGAAAAGATAAGGCTGTAGAGAGAGCTAAAAAACTTGGTTATACAATTCCAACAATAGAACAATATAGGAGATATACAGATGCAGGCTCCTGAAGGAACAATTTTCGATCTATATGATGAGGCTGGTAAAGAAGAGAGGCAGAAAACAAAAAAAAGGCGCCCCAAAACAGCTCAAGCTATTAGAGAAGTTGGTTTAGGTATGGCACAAGGTGCTGGGGACATAGTTCAAATGGCTGGGATGTTAGAGGGTGCCATACAAGCCCCCTTAACATATGGATTGCTCAGTGAAGAACAGAGAAAAGAAACACAACTACCAGGGGAGAAAGCGAGGACTCAAATGCTTTTTGATCCTGATATTACTGAGAGCCAGTTTGCTGCTTTAGCTGTCGATGACGATCTTATTCCTCCTACTCAATTGCCCGGTGGTCGTACTGCTCTTGGGGAGGCGTTAGAAGAAATTCCAGAAGAAGGAACACTTCAAGAAATCGTCAGAAGAGGGACTCGTACATTGGCGTTTGCACCAGCTGGAGCAGCTGCTATGGCTGAGATGGGGACTAGAGAGTTAATGGGTTTAGGAGGGAAGAAAATTGCTGAAAATCTTGGTTTAGGAGAAACAGCTCAAACACTTTTTGATGTAGGGTTTAGTCTTACTCCAGTCCCAAAAAAATTTATTAAAGGTGGTTCTGCTATTATCAAAATGGCTGAACAAGGAAAATTTACCACTCAGAAACAAATGGTAGATACAGCAAAAAAATTAGGAATGACAGAACAGGAAATAGCACCACTTGTTAGAGAAGGATGGTTTGCAGATATCCTACGTAAAATTTCTCCTCGAAGGGGTGGAACTGAAAAAGCGCTGCATGCAACAAAAGCCGGAGTTGGTAGAGCGTTTGAGACAATCCGAGAGTCAGATATTGCAAGAAACGCTTTGACTAAGGGTTCAAGAGGCGCTTTTATTAAAAATTTAGAATCTGGGTTAGCTGATTTGTCTACAGGAGCTAAAGATGCGATTGCCGGTGATTTAGCGGATTTAATGAATAGTAAAATGACTGGTCGAGATTTGATGGTTTTCTGGGATAAAATCAACGACTACTGGAAACAATATCCCAAACTTGGAAAGCTAAAAGGTTCTCTTAAAAAAGCACTGGGTTCTATTTCTCCCGAGTTATCTTCTGATTTTGAAATGGCCAATACTTTATCTCAAAGATTCCGTGATGTGGCATCAAAGCTAAAACCTAATGTGGCAACTGATATTGCTGGCCTTGGAGAAGTTGGTGTTGTCTTTAGCTCTCTTTTAAAGGGTGGTTTACCAGTATTAATGAAAACAGCTCCTTATAGCCTTGGAATTCCAGCCGCAAGAAAATTAGCGCAGTTGATGTCAACGAGCGCTAGATTTCAAAACCTTCATAAGAAAATGATCACTACTGTAAATGCTGGACAGGTTAAAGCTACAAAGAAAATTTTAGATCAGATGGTTGGGATGATTCAAAAAGAATCCCCAGAAACAGCGGCAGAGCTGCAAAAGATTACCATGGAAGACCTAGAAGAAATGCTTAAGGGAGCGGATTAAGTTTCCCATGTGTTTTTTTCTGCTTTATAGCCCTCTCTGTAAGAGAAAATGGATAAAGAAATTAAAATTAACCCTATAACGAGAAAGGAAATCATAATATCACCTATTAAAAGTTTTTAAATAGTACATGATTGCTTGGAGAACAAGCTTGGACATTGTCATATTCCTATCGATTGCAGCCTTCTTAATGATGGCGTGTTCTTCACGAGACAATTTGACTATTAGAGTTGCTAACTTTTTCATATATAAATATATACCAAATCGCCTTTTTTCTTGCAAATAGAAAAAAAAGAGTTGTACAAAAGAGATGTTAGTTAGGCCAGAGAAAAAGGAGGTTTTACGATGGCTAGAATAAAAAGAGCGTATGGTATTGGTAGGCCGTTTCGAGACGTCTTTCCTGTGCCTGTGATAGCGGCAAGGGCTCCGCTTACAAGTGATACAAATTATGAAGACGGTCAAGTCTGGATTAGAACTTCGACCAATCAAGTATGGATTAAAACAAGCACAGTTTCCGGCTCTGCTACATGGAGTTTAGCTGGTCCTGGAGCTTCTGATGTTGACACTATCAATAGTTTATCACCAGTTGCTGGTAATATCATCATTGATGGGGGAACCAATATTACTGATGTGAATGCGGGTAACACGGTGACGCTGAATTTAGACGCGGCAATCACCTTGGCGACTAGTGTCACCTCTCCGATTTATACTTCTGCTGCTGCTGCAGATACAAACATCAATTCTGCTGCGGGACAAAATATTATCCTGCAAATGGGTGACGCTGCTGCTGCTAACAAAGTAAGTTTCGAAACGAATGCTAGTGCAGAGGTTGCAAGTCTAGATTCTGCTGGAACGCTGACAGTTGTAAATATGGATGGTATCATCGGTGCCACAACTCCTGCTGCTGGTACCTTCACTACAGTTACAGCTAATACCTCAGTGACAAGTGCACTTTACACTTCTGCTGCTGGTGCGGATTGTGATATTACAGCTCCAGTTGGTCAGAATATGGTGTTGAAGCTTGGAGATGCTGCCGGTGCTAATAAACTTAGTGTAACAGATAGTGCAGACGTTGAAGTCTTTGCCGTTGATTCTAACGGTGGACAGACATATACATCTATCACTTCTACTGGTTTGATCACTGGTCAAGCTGGTATTACCGTTAACTCTGCTGGTACTGCCATTACACTTGGTGGTGACAATAGTGGTGATGCGGTAATTCTTGGAGGTGGAACGACAGCTCGTGCGATAACGATCGGTCAAGACGCTGCAGCCCATACGGTAGCAATTGGACAAGCTGCCGCTGGAGCAATTACAGTTGATACAGCTGCGGGAATTTCTCTAGACTCTGCAACTGCTTCAAACTTCACTGTTACTGGCGCTGCTGATCTAACACTAGATTCTAGTGCAGGTTCGGTAAATATTGCTGGTGGTGAAGCTGCTGTTGATGCGGTATCTATTCAAGCCGCTGCCGGTGGTATTGATGTCAACGGTGCTCTAGAAATTAATATCGATTCTTCTGAGGCCGCTGTGGCTGATGCTGTTCGCATTGTTGCTTCCGCTGCCGATGGAGGTATCGATATTGACAGTGGAACTGGTGGTTTAACACTTGATTCTACAGGAGCTATCAGTATAGACGCTGCTGCTGCATCAAACTTTTCTGTAAGTGGAGCTGGTATCGATCTTACTCTTGGTAGTGCTGCTGGACGTGTAATCGTCAACGGTGAGGAAGCTGCCACAGATGCTATTACGTTGCTTACTGCTGCTGGTGGTATCGATGTAAATGCAGCCTTAGAGATTAATATTGATTCTTCTGAAGCTGCGGTTGCTGATGCTGTCAGAATCGTTGCGTCGGCCGCTGACGGTGGTATTGATATTGATGCTGGTACAGGTGGAATCACGATTGACTCAACAGGTGCTCTTTCACTTGATGGAGCTGCCGCCTCTAACTTTAGCGTATCAGGTGCTGGTATTGACCTAACACTTGCTTCTGCTGCTGGTAGAGTTGTAGTAAATGGTGAGGAAGCCGCTGCCGATGCAATAAGATTGCTCTCTGCTGCTGGTGGACTTGATACTGATGTAGCTCTTCAGATGAACTTAGTGTCATCACAAGCTGCCGCTGATGCCATTGTTATTAATGCATCTGGTGGTGGTGTTGATATTACGGCAGCTACTAATGATTTAGACATCGCAGCCTCAACAGCAAGTGTTAACATCACTGCTGCAGAAGCTGTTGGAGATGCTATTGTTATCAATGCTAGCAATGCCGCTGGTGGTGTAGACATTCAAGCTGGTACTGGAGGGGTTAATATCGCTTCCGGTCAGATTGTTAATGTCGTTAGCAAAACTAACGCTGACACTCCATATGCATTACTAGGAACCGATTATGTCGTTGCTGGTGATACAGGGGCTGGTGTTCTTCAAGTAACACTTCCTGCTGCTCCTGCAACTGGACGTGTTGTTATCGTTACTGACGAAGGTGGTGCTGCTGGAGCTAGCAATATCACTGTTAATGGTAACGGAAAGAATATTGCTTCTGCCGGAGCTGTTGCCGCAACAGCAGTAATCAACTCCAACTATGGAAGTATGTACCTAATTTACACTGGCACGATTTGGAATGCCTTTGACTTACCATAAACCAAGAACTTAAGGTGAAAAAATGGAAACAAAAGACGTAATAGCCTTTGTAGAAGAAAAGGAATGTGGGACATTCAAGGTCTTAATACCTAGAGGAGCTCCTTCCAGTCAGGCTTACGAATTTGGCTATAATTTTCTGCAAAAGATTGTTGAAATTATTAATCAACAAGCTAGACAACTAGAGCCTAAAAAAGCAGAAGAAGAGGCTAAAGAAGTCAAAGAGACTAAGCCTGAAAAGTAAAAATAAAGGGTGGGGACTGAACATCCCCTCCCTATTTTAGCACTGCACCACAAATAGTGCTATCCACACACGGAGCAAGTTATGACAAATAGAGCGTCTCAAAATAGGCCCTTTAAATTTGGGGCAAAAGATAGGCGAGAATTTATCGTTCATGATGGCGAAATGGCAATTCGTGCACAAAACGATGCAACCGGAAATGTTTTATATCTTGGTTTTGCAAAGGCCGGAAGTGCTACAAGCGATGCTGTTTGGCAAATATCCTTTCATGCATGGGATGCGAATAATGCTTTAACATCAAGAACGTGGCCACAGAATAGTTTAGGTAGTCCATCTACTGAATATGAATTTGTATGGGACAATCGTGCCACTTACACCTACGGATAATGAGGTAAGATATGCCATTAAAAGTAAATCCAGTTGATGGTCGCCTAGACCTTGTGATGAGTCCAGGAGGTGGCACGGCAACTATTGAATTTGATACTGATTCAGGCACCGCGAATCCAACAGGCGCAGGTGTCATTACTGTTTCTGGCGGTCTTGGAATAAATACCGCTGGTGCTGCAGACGTTGTAACAATAAATTTAGATAGCCCTGTCTTAACGACTTTGGGTGGTACGGGAAGGAATAGCTTAACCGATGGAGCAATTGTTGTTGGAGATGGGACAAATGCCGTTGAGTTAATTGGTCCTCTTACCGATGGGCAACTCCTTATAGGGGATACCGCTGGAGTATCTCCCGTCGCCGCCACTTTAACCGCTGGTGCTGGAATAACGATCGTAAACGGAGCTGGCAGCATCACAATATCATCTACTGGTGGTTTCACATGGAACGAGGTTACCGGTATATCACAATCCGCTTCCGTAAATAATGGATATATCACTAATAATGCAGCATTAGTAACGGTAACACTCCCTGCAACAGCGGCTATCGGTGATAGCGTTCAACTAGCAGGAAAAGGAGCGGGAGGGTGGAAAATAGCTCAGAATGCAGGACAGACCATCCATTTTATTGATACCGATACTACTACTGGTGTAGGCGGAAGCCTTGACAGCACAAAGCAATATGATGCTGTCGAGTTGGTATGTATAACAGCAAACACAGACTGGGCAGTTATTGATTCAGTCGGAAACATAACGGTGACATAATGGCTACACAGAATGCAATTAATATTTCTGATTCTGGAATTGTATCTTATGATGGTTCTGGTGATTTTGCTGGCAGAACTTTAACACCACCATCTGCTGGAATCAATATAACAAATGCTGATGGAATATCGGGAAATCCATCATTTACCTTAACGGATGATTTAGCGGCTGTAGAAGCTCTTGCTTCTACTGGAATAGGTACTAGAACTGGAGCGAGTACATGGACTACACGTACAATTACAGCATCCGATGGAAGTAATGTCACAAATGGAGATGGCGTTTCAGGGAATCCAACGATTGATACAGCTGCGCTTCCTGTAGGTTTTGTTGATCCTGCGAATGAAGCACAGATTTCTTTCGTGAATGGGACTCGTACATTCACTATCGATAAACAAGTTACATCCTTCACTTATTGGTCTGACGGTGCTAAATACACGAAAACAGCTGCAGAGAATATCGTTATTGCAAACACCGAAGGTCTTCACTACGTCTATTATGATGGAAGCACTCTAAGTGAAACTACTACTTTTTCTAATGATCTCATCACAAAATACGCGATCGTTGCTATTATTTATTGGGATGCTACGAACGCTAAAGAACTCTATATTGGGGATGAATTCAAGCATACCACGAAGATGAGCGGCCTTACTCATGTTTATCTTCATGATACTGTAGGTTTTGCTCTAGAGACTGGTGGTGCTATCACAAGTTTATCAACTGATCAAAGTGGTGATTTAGCGGCCCATGGACAATTTGGTAATGAAGCAACTGTTGCGTGGGATGAAGATGCTGCTTTCAGTTTTACGGCAAGAACAAGCACATCTACAATTCCAGTTTATTACAAAGATGGTGCGGATGCCAGTAATATTTGGAGATATGACGATACAGCAACTTTTGGAGTTCTCACCACAGGAACAGGACGAGCAGCATATAACCAGCTAACTGGTGGAAATTGGCAACAGACAGAGGTTGCCAATAACGATTTTGTTCTTGCTCATGTATTCACCTACAATGATAGCACTCGTAAATATGCAGTCATTCAAGGTCAAGCCGATTATGCAACATTGGTAGCTGCTAGAGATGGAGCAGAAACAGAAATTATTGACATAGTGTTAGATGGACTTCCAGCCGCAGAGTTTAAGTTTCTTGGAACGATTATCTATCAAACATCTAATGGATATGCTAATGCTGTGAAATCCCGCACAAGGACTGTAAACGTCGCTGGAGATGATTATATCGACCTTAGGGACTTTGGAGTTACAAGAGGTGGTGTTTCAGGAACATTAACAGACCATGGAGCTTTGACAGGTCTCGGTGATGACGACCACACTCAGTATCTTCTTGCTGATGGAACTCGCGCCCTTGCTGGTGCTTGGGACATGAATAGTCAGAATCTTACTAATGTTAATGTTGATAGTGGAACAATTGATGGAACAACAATAGGTGGCGCAACTCCCGCTGTTGGAACATTTTCAACTTGCAATGCTACAACTTTTGATACAAATGTTGCTGCTGCTGCAGTTACTCTTGTGGGAACAACCCTAGCAGCTGATGGAACAGATGCTAATATCGATATTGCAATTACACCAAAAGGAAGTGGTGAAGTAGATATCACAAAAGTTGATATCGATGGAGGGGCTATAGATGGAACGGCCATAGGAGCAGCCTCGGCCTCTACAGGGGTATTTAGTGCTTTAAGTGATACAAGCCGCACCCAACATGCGATTTCGATATACGGGGCTTCTGGTGCGCTCAGTGAGGTGGGTCCACTCACAAATGGTCAGCTTGTAGTTGGGTCGACTGGTGTCGCGCCTGTGGCGGCTACACTAACCGCTGGTAGTGGAGTTACAATTACTGAAGGTGCTGGAAGCATCACTATTGCTTCATCAGCTTCTGCAGCAGATGATCGACCAGGATGGTCAAATATTGGAATATCATATTCGGGAGGTACTTTCACTGTTCATGGTTCTGATGGAACCGCTCTTTCTGCGGGTAATCCTGCATCTGTTACGATCGCCAGTGTGGCAAATCCTGGTCAGCTTGTAACGATTAGCATAACAGCCAACCAGACATTTGTTGATGATGCCGGTTCTTCAGAGATCATTAATAACCTATTTGGATTAACAACTAGCGTAGCTGTAACGGTCGATGTTCCGTTCTTCTTATATGCTTGTGTGAATGATGACGACGACGCTATAGAATTTGGAATATCTAGAGCGCCTGGTCTAATCGTTGCTCCGGCAACAGCTAACCTTGGTTCTGCATCTAGTGCAACGGCTGACGTTCAAGGATCGATATTCTTGCTTAATGATCCCACTCTTGGTGATTATGATACAAACCCCGTGTTGTTACTTGGTTCTTTCCGCATGCAGATGAGTGCATCCGACGACTGGACAGTACAAGCATTAAATGATTATGAGGGAATTGGACGCTACCATGAAGGTGTCATATTCACTGGAATGGCTGGACAATTCGGGGCTAATTCCGGAACATATAATCGTGCTAATGGCGGAACAGCACCAGTATGGGGAACGAACACCCAAGAATATCAAGTTTTAGATGCACGTGCCGGAATTGTAGAGGTAATCACCGTTCTAAGAAATGATGGTGGTACAGACGGGGCGGGTGCTGTAGATGCTCAAGTAACCTTTCCATATTATCCTAATTATTCAATATCAAATGTAGCGCCTGTCTTTGGTCCAGTGTTTGTGAAAAATACTTCCGCTACTGGATGGGGTACATGGAAAATGAGTAACTCCGATAATTATTCAAAAATCTGGCTAGATGCCGGGGGAGACTCCGAATGGGCAGATTACGGAGGCGGTACAAGAAATCTTGAAGGAATTGCAACATATAAGGTGTCACCATGATAGAAGATGAAATTCATCCAATAGAAAGAATGAAAGTTAAACTTTCAAGTTATGCAAATACAGATGATGTTTTGAATGCTTTGCTTAGTGAAGATAATGCAGAGATAACAAAATATAAGAATCTGAAAACACAGATAGATGCTTATAATCAAAAAACTGAAACTGATTATAATAAAGCATCAAAAGAAGAACAAGACAATATCGTAAAGACTTGGCAACGACCACAATTCGAGGTTTAAGATGGTTAGATTTGGAGTTCCAGGGCAGAACGTCGATCCTTTAGCATATGCTGACGGTAGGCTATCTACTGTTCCAGTAGTAAATGCCCCTAGACGCCCTACCACTACAGATAAAAAATATCCAATGTGGTGTGAATGGAGGGTAAACAAAGATGCTTCTTCTCCAGCTACAGAAGGAGAATTTTGGAAGCTTGTTAGGTTTGAATCCAATGGAGACGCGACATGGCAAAGAGTTGATGTTAGTGGTTCGAGTCCTGGGGTCGATGATATTAGAGATCAGGTAGATGCCCAAGTAACACCGGATTCTAGTGGATTTATTGATATAGACGGAGCAGCGGTTGCGAATGCTGCTAATCCATCCGGAATTCCACTGGAAACCGTAGCTGATGCAACAACTAGCACTTTAGATGTTCAGATTCAAGTAGGTGCTGCGATAACCGGTGCTCCTGGAGACAAAAACGACGCGGGAATTTGTTCCTTCAATGATACACACTTTTCCGTTGATGCTGATGGATATGTCAGTCTTATTGGTGGTGGCATAGCTATCGATACAATTAGTGGGGATGATGGCAATGCGGTTACCCCAGATGGAAGTGGAAACTTTAATCTTGCTGGTGTTGCTGTTGCTAGTGGTACTAATGCAAAACCAGTATATTTTAAGCAGTCTGGCTCAGCTAATACAGTCGATTTGGATATTCAAGTGGGTGGTGCCCGGACTGGAGCACCCGCAGATAAAAATGACGCTGGAATTTGTTCATTCGATGATACAGCTTTTGCCGTTGATGGAAATGGATATGTAACTTTAGTAGGAGGTCCAGGGCCTGCGGTTGATTCTATAGATGTCCAAAACAATACAGCTCCAGGGACTGATCCCGTTGTTCCATCAGGAACAGGACAGGTTGCGATAGCTGGTGCTGCGGTAGCTGCTCATTCTGTGCCTATAGAAACCCATAGTCGAGCTGCGAATGCGTTCAATGTTGAAGTGCAATATGCAGATGCAACGGCAACTTCTACTGCGGCATCTAGTGGAATTTGCCATTTCGACAGCGATGATTTTACGGTAGATGCAAGTGGTTATGTTCAGCTTAAAGAAGCATCAGCAGGAGAATTTCTTAACCTTGGTATCTCTTATGCTGCTGGAACATTTACAGTAAATGGTGAAGACGGAACGGCATTATCTGCAACGAATCCAGGATATGTTACTTTGCAAAGTGTTACTAATCCTGGACAGCTTACAACCATTGCTGTAACAGCAAATCAAAGCTTTAACGATGATGCTCATGCTTCCAGTGATATTGTAAATAATCTTTTTGGATTTACCACTGGAACTGCAATTACAGATGATGTGCCATTCTTTTTATATGCCTGTCTTAATGATGCTCAAGATGCTGTAACTTTTGGAATATCTAGAATTCCTCATAGAACACGAGCACCGGCTACAGCGAATATTGGAACACCAGCTACTGCAAATGCTGATGAACAGTACGGAATATTCTTATTTAATTCTGTAACCATTGGTGATTATGATACTAATCCCGTTACTCTAATTGGTTCTTTCCGTATGAAGATGAGCGCAGCAGATGATTGGACGGTACAGACTTTAACTACACAAGATGGAGTTGGCACTTTCCAAGAAGGAATACAATTTAATACTCCTAAGGGACAGTTTGGAGCTAATGCCGGAACATCAACAATACCTAACGGTGGCACACCACCGAATCCTTTAGGACAAGATAACAATGTTTATTGGATAGATAGAGACGGAAATGTAACTCATCAATTCCTTATTACTATGAATAATGCGAACGGAGCTGGTGCGGTAAGTGCAAGAATTACTAGTCCATTTTTTGCTTCTGAGGGAAATAACAATGATGCTCATGTTGGCACCGGATTTCAATGGATAGCCAATGGAAATAATGTAATACAAACTCCAGAATACAGGGGTGGCTCTGCAAAAAATCAGGTATCTTTTAAATCATCAGGATTAGCAAGTAATCAAAGTTTAACATGGGGTGCATTGAATGGTGCTGGTAGCACAGGAGTGTCAGGAAGTACAGTTTTCAAAGCGGATATTAGCGGGTGATGATGGAATTTAAAAGCATTGGCGAGATTAATGAGGATGAATTGTACGATAAGATTTATCAATTCAAAGGAAAAGTTCGTCTAGACTCCAAAGATAATGGTAAGGCGAAGATTTATGAGGGGCGTATGATTAAACGCGTCGAGGAATGTGATAATCTTAAAGCTGCGTGGAAAGCTTCCGAAGAAATGGAAAAACATAAAAAGAAGAAGAAGGATTGTAAAATTCTTTAGGAGGAAAAATGCTTAGGGATTTTGGATGGGTTTTGGTGGTAACTTTCGTTGGTTTATGTGCACTTATCAATACACTCAACGAGAAGGGAAAACAAGAGAAAGAAGAAAAAATTAAAGACACGTCTGAAGAAATCCATACCTGTGATGTGAGGTTTTGATGGCAAAAATAAAAATCATCCATGAATTTGACTACTATGAAGAAGGAAAAGAAGCTCATCAATTTGTGAGAATTCCTACCGCTGTCTCTATTTTATGGGATATCGATCAAGAGATTCGATCAAAACTCAAACATGGAGATGATGAGTGGTTAAAAACTGAAGCGTACGAATATCTCGAGCGTTTAAGAGAAATGATTCACGAATCAGGAGTTTTAAATGACTACTAAAGAGAAAGAAAAAATTAACTGGATGAAGTGGATTATGAGAATAGGGATTGCTCTTTTAGTTGCATGTGGTATTGTTGGCGGCTGCACTTATATAAATAAAAAAATTGGAATGAAAGATGACCATGCCATTGAAGAGATTATTGAAGGGTTTATTTTAGAGAATACAGAGTTGGATATTGACCTCACCCCTATTACGCCAGAATAAAAAGCTTAGCCTACACGGTTCCCGATCATTAAGGTGCGACCTTTTCGATCCGCGAAACCACCCTTTGTAGGGTGCGACCCTACCATTCCCCTACCCTTAGCTAAGCAAACTTAATCTCCATGTAATTACCAACGCGTCATAACGACATTTGCATGCCTGCATAATCACACAGACTAAGCATCATCTTTCTTTTCTTCTAGGTTAATCTCAAATATCCAAGCAGCTTTCCCAACAAACAACATGTTTTCATATTTACAGCGATAATATGCAAGACCACCTTTCTCACCTGGAACCATGAAATAACCTTGAGCTCCCCACTTCTTTGGTTCTGTCACAGTCATTAAACAACCACCAAAAACATCGTCTGCCTCAGGTTTTATCTGGTATATATCACCTGGCTCACATTTTTGGGATTCTTGTCCATCTTTTTCACTTTTAATTTCACTCATGATTCCCCCATTAACCTACCCATCTAAGAGTTGCCTTACTCACCTTGAGTTTTTCATTCTCAGATTTAATATGATTTAGCTCTTTTTCTAAATCTTTCACCTCTTTGAAAAGGCGTTTCCTTACTTTATCATGTGAAATTTTTAACTTATCAACAATTTCCCACAATTCTTTGAATTCAGCAGGTTTATCAAAAAAGGTCATTTGCTCCATCATCATTCCTCTTTTGTTACATCTATCCAGTCTTTAGGGTCTAATACCTCCCTGTATTTAGGATATCCCCAATCCCTAGGCGATGTTACTGGTTTTTTATTCCCACAGACCTGGCAATAGTTAGAGTGGAACGTGCCAAGATGACCATCTGGCCAACGACCACCAGCCCTCTCAGCACATTCCCCACAACTCCACACAGGATAGTTGTCGTCCGTGACTTTTACTTTCTTTCCTTCGATTCTATCCTTAGTGTCCATGTTTCTTTGCTCTGTTTTCTGTATTTATTCAAATCAACATTTTGAAGCTCTGGAATAGCTGAATAATCAACGCGTCCTTGCGGATATGATCTAGTGAGAATAATCCCACCACCCTTACAACTTTTTCCTTCTGCTTCTTTAATAAGCTCCTCTTTCAAAGCATCCTTACTTTTCTTGAGTCCCTTCACTCTTTCTTCAAATTCTTTTATCATCTTGTCGAACTTAACTATTTCTTCTGACCTCATCAGCCACTCCGAATCGTTTTTAAGTTCGTAGTCTTTCTCAGAAAAAGGAGGTGGTGTTTTAGATTTTACAAATTTCCAAAACGCTTCTTCCTCTTTAATCATCTGAGAAATGTATTTCTCATCCCTTTCTACCTCAATAATTTTTCCATCAGTACCATCGAATGAGAAGTAGTATAACATTTCGAGACTTAAACATGCAAGCTGATGCTGAAGCTGTGCCTTATAATGTTCTGGCACTTTCCCTTTCATAGCGATAGAATGATCTTTAGAGCCAGGACATTTGATTTCAACTACTGCATCACCACATAAAGTTAACCCGTCCAGGCTAGCCATCATAAATTTATGTTGGGGGTGAAATACAACCTGTGGAAACACTTCTAGGCCCGTGGCGTCCTCGAAAGCTTTTCTTGCTTCAGGTTCCATCTGCGTTCCGCGTCGCATTGCAAAATTTTCTGTGGGGGAATTTTTCACCCCCACCTTTTCTTCCCATAATTGGAAAGGAGTTCTCCAAGGGCTATCTTTCATCACCACTGGAGCATCGGAGGCACCAAGGTGCCCCCTTCTCATCTCTAACCATTCTTTAGAGCCTTGGACGTGCTTACCCATGTGCCACCTCCATAGATTCTTCTCTAATCTTCTCTAGACGAGCATAAATCTTATCTGCGTGTTCGATTGGGATGTCCCTCATATCAATTTCCTGTCTTTCTAAATAAGAAATCACCTGTTCTCGATATTCAGGGTGATTCAACAGCTCTTCGTCTAAGATTTGAGCTCCATCTTCTCCAATAGTTTCGGAATGAATCGAACTTTCCGGAATTTCCGGAATATTCCTCTCTGATTCCAGGGCTATTTCGTCGGATTGCGTCGGAATTGCCGTATCCGATGAAACCTCACCCTGTACATAACAGCCCTTAATCACATCGGGGAAAAGCTGTCTTGCCAGACGACTCAACGCCCTAGCAAATAGCATGTCCTTGGGATATGCCCGCCAGCTCATTCCTCCGGCCACTCCTGCGCGTTTTGCGTCTTCAATAGAAAAAGACTCTACCCAGGTGTCGTTTGTGTCTGCGCGCTTCCCATGAAGGATACAGACGGTATCATTACTTCTTTTGTCCTTAGTGATTGAGTGCCCTGCTTGACGAATCAACGTGTTCATCATCATCGATGACATCTCAACCCTACCTTTTACGAAATACATCCCACCATTCAAGGCATGAAGAGGATCAACACCAACAGATTTCGCCGTCTCTACGATAGCAAAAATTCCATCTGGGCCAATCTTCTTATAGTGGGGTGACTGCATCAACGTTTGACACAGCTTTTGAGTGTTCTGTAACTCCATCAAGGAGTTATCTATCTTGCTTAGTTCTTTAGTCATAATGGTTCTCCTGTGTTCTTATTCTCTTTCTTTAAAGGTTATGTTTTTCATAACCAATATCAATATCGGTGTGGTGACGATTAAATATAAAAACAACCACCACAAATAATATAATAATGTGTCCAACATGCACACTACCTCCTATTGTTCAGGTGATCTATAGTTGCTCGTTGATATCCAAGATACCACTGCATTAGATCGTTCGATTTCTTTTTCTCTAAGATGGGCTCTCCTTTATGGATAGCCACATCAAGTTCGCCACATACCTCGTCGAGGCAAAATTCAAGTTTCATAACATCTCCGCTCTCATAGACAGCTTCGATGATTCCTTGCACGTGATCGCGCAAATGTTCAAGATTAGGAACCTCTTCTTCTCGGACATAGCCGGCAGGTTCCTCATAATCGTAATCATAATCATAATTGTAGTCATATTCTATCATGGTGGTGCTCCGTGTGTAAAAATTAAGGTTTGTTATCTCCTAAACATTCTCCTTTTTAGGATTTGTCGTCGAACTTTTTTCTATGTCTTGTTTTGTTATTTCTTCACCACAGCACAAACAAACAATAGCATCCCACGCCATATGAAATACTCGTGTCTTAGCAGTACAATGTGGACACTCAATCATTATTTTTTCTTCTTCCACTTCTTCCCTCTCCAAGTTCATGAGCTTCTGCTCGTTTCAGATTCACCCATAATCTAACATGATGTTGCTTTTTCACACAAGAAAAAAAACAGGATGATGAAAAAAAATCAAATTGGTAAGATTACACAGCTAAATAACAAGGAGATAAACATGAAGCTTAGAGACTGGCTAATCGATAGAAGAATCACACAAAAACAATTCGCTAGTGCTGTTGGAGTTACACGCTGTCATCTTAGTAGTGTAATGAGCGGCTTTAAACCAGCAGGAAAAAAGCTAGCCAAAAGCATAGAGGTTGCAACCCATGGAAATATAACATCTGATGATATTCTGTCAGGCAGGGCAATAGGGTATGAAGGAAAAAAAAGAAAGGTGAGCTTTATAAAAAATTCTTCCAGCAATAATTTTAGTTCTCAAAAAAGATTTAGTCTTCTATAAAGATTCTGTAAAGGGTTTCCGTGGGGAAAAAGAGCAGTTCCCCGCACCACCGAGAAACTGCCACTACACACGGAACCACTACGACTGACTGTCGCAGACGGTTAGAAACCACAACACCAAAAAAAAGAACTCTCCCTCATCCATGAGTGGGTCATCCGCTTTTTTCGTGTCAGTGGCTGAAGGCAGCATATAAAACTGCGTGATTTAGCGCAACCATAAAAAAGGACTTAATGGTTTCATTAAAAAAACCCACTCAACCAGGAGGGAAGAGCGGGCCTACATAGGAGGTACCCTCAATGTACCTAGTTCAGAAGATATCAGATTTAACGAATAAAAAGCAACCTCTAAACACTGGAGGTGCAAAATGACAATCATTCGAACCTTACATAACAGAGAAAATCCATATGTGATGATCAATAAAAAAGCCACCGAAGACTCAAATCTGTCGCTTCGAGCTCTTGGATTATGGGTTAAGTGCATAGCAAAGCCTGATAATTGGACATTCCGAATAGATAAAATGATAGCTGAAAGTAAGGAAGGAAGAGACGCGGTCAAGAACACAATCAAAGAGCTTATAGAAAACGGATATTGCTTCAAGGTCCAAACCACAGAAAGAGATGAAAGCGGGAAAATATTATTCGGAAAAACCGAATACGTAATCTTGGAGTTCAAGGCTAATAAAGAAGAGGTGGAAATCCTAAAAAAACAGTTTGAAGAAGCGCTGGCAGAAGAAGGAAAAGGTGTTGTTAAAAAAAACGTTCCGTTTACTGACATTCCGTTAACGGAAGTTTCAGCAACGGAAAAACGGCCCCTAATAATTAATAATGATAAACAAGTAATAAAAGAACAACTACCCGACCAGCAAAACGACCCACCAGAACCACAATCTAAAGTCGAATCAAAAAAAGTAGTGGTAGTTCCTTCTCTTTGTCTAGAATTAGGAGCGACAGAAGACAGCTATCGACGATTACTCAAACTTTTCCCTGAAAAACAAATACTTAAAGCCTGCGAAGTTGCTAAGAGCCAAGACACAATCCCTGAAAACTTCTTCGGCTGGATAAGAGACTGCATTACATACGAGTGGGAGCCTAAAGCTTCAGGAGAAGAGCAAGAAGCGCATAATAAAAAAATCTTACATGAGTGTTTTGGTCAGCTAGACGGAAAGGAAAGATGGGGGCGGAAAATAACCATCGGACCCAACTACATTGAATTTCTCATCGGAGGGGTTCACAACAAGATGGAAATTTTCAAAACAAACGAAGATTCATTTGAGTTTAGGGTGAGAAAACATATTAAAATGCTTCAGGATGGACACAACTGTGCCTAGAATCGCAAAACTATGGTAAGGTGGGGCCTGTAGACATTTAAACCAAGAAATGACGATATAGAGCAAGCATGGAGGTTTAAGGATGCTTGATGAAATGTATAAGAAAAACCTTAAAGAGGCGATGCCAGTGTTTAGCAGTCTTGAATTCCCAGAGGTATTAAAGGCTTGTAGAGAGCTTATGGGGTTAAAGCAATACGCAGCAAGCGATTACTTGGGATTTGAAAACCCTAGATATAAAAAACTTGAACTCGGAAGATTTAGCGAGCCTATTGAGCCGTGGGAAATGGAAAGGTTAGAGCAATTCTTTCAGCTTCCAGAGGGGATGTTGCAAAAGAAACAAAAAGACTTCCTGACTAAGCGCAATTGTGATAGAAAAGGAGTATGTCAAGATGTTTGGAGCACCATTGAATCCGCGAGAGGTATTAGAGCACAAAGAAGTGAGCCAAATTATAAAAGAGTACGAGGAACTCTTTAAGGGAAAACAGTTTTTCGATAGTCAATTTGATGAAATAGATCGAGAAATATGGAGGTACCACTGTGAAAAAAGAGACTACACATCCTACGACGTCGAAAGAAAAACAGGAATTTGCGCATGGGCAATCGTTAGAAGAGCACGAAGAATTATCGACCAAACTAGATGGTATATTCGAGAAAGATTCCCTGAGTATTTGTCTTCCAGGTGATCCAATTGCAAAGATGCGACATCGAGATGCAAAAAGCGGGAAATACGGTAGAAAAAGGATAAGGTATGACCCTCAAAATGAAGAGAAGCAGACACTTAAGTGGAAACTAAAAGCAAGAATGGCTGGGCGACAACCACTAGACGGCCCTGTCGAGCTTTATATGCTCTGTGTGATGAAGGAGCCTAAGAATAAGAAATATGACTTTCCTATCACAAAGCCAGACCTTGATAATCTAGAGAAATGGATAGGTGATGTAGGCAATAAGATTTTATGGCACGACGATAGCCAAATCGTGGCCAACAGAACAATGAAAATATATGGCACGGAACCAAAAACAGTTATTATGGCGAGGAAGATAGATGCTAGCTACCTTGAGGCACCAAAAAACTTTACTTATTGAAATGGACAAGTTTGAACTTGATGGAATTGTCGGTGGAATTCCTATGAAATGCGTAATTCAAGGACCTGCCGCAATCGATGACATTCAAATTGAGTGCGAGATTGTATGTACAAATCCGATAGAATCCGTTTCTCAGAGCGGGGAAGGATATAAGATATACGATGACGGAGAAAGATTTGTGAAATTCAAAGACAAGATTGAAGAACGTAAAGGATCGCCAAATGTTAAGCGCTAAAGAAAGAAAAGAAATTATTCACGCTATCAGAGAGAAGTTTGGAGAGATTCCACTCGATGACATTGAAGACGCATTGGAAAAACACACAGATGAAATGGAAATCTTAAGGGATGTTGACCCAGAGCTTCTTTGTCGAATAGTTATGACTGTGATGGTTCCTCTCCTGAAATTTGTTGGTGGGATGCAAGCACAAGATGTGCTGAGAGTTCAAGATGGGGCAAGCGATATGTTTTCTATTTATGAAGTTCTTGGTGAAGAGGGGATTGAAGGTTTAATCGAACGTGTGAGGGAAAATTTTGAAGAAGAGTAAAGAAAAGCTAGAAAAAAGAAAAAACCTTACCGAGGACGTTAGAAAGGTGACGAAATTACTGGCTAACGCACTTGATTTAAACGATGTTGGATATTTTGAAGGCTTTTTGGCTTTATTGGGTTTAGCCGGACAGTGCGCTCATAACGTTGATATGTCAGTAGACGAATTTATTGAGAGTGCAAAGAAGATGTTTTTATCTGTGAAGAGGGAAAATGAAAATACCAAGTGAAGAATTTTGGTTCAAGATGGGTCTTTGTTGGGGTGCGTCTTCACGTCTAAAGGAACTTATAGATAGTGGGGTTGGCCATAAAGACGTGATGGATGAGGAGAGGGATCGAGCAACTTTTATTTGGGAGACACTTTCCGAGGTGTGTGAAACTGTTTATGAAAAAGGTGAGATGATAGATTCAAGGATGAAAAACGTTAAGCAACAACTTGAACATCCTATTTTGAAAAGGACAGGTGGGTGTGTTGGAGAAATAGATGATTATTAAACAAGAAATTTGGAGATATAGATGTATTTATTGAAAATAAAAAGAAAGAAAGACGAGACACAAAACATAAGCATTCATCTTGCAAACGAATATATTGAATTTGAAAATGTTACAGAAATTATTAAATTTGTTTATGAGAATGCTCTTTTTATTGAGTCCTACAGAGTATTTGAGCTGAAGAATTTTGAAGAAAATCTAAAGGATTCTATGATTATCGCTTGTGGGAGTTGTGGCGATCCAGGTGGCGTTAGGATAGAGGCTTAAATAGTGACCGATAAAGAAGAAACATATGACGAATTCGCCAAGAGATATTGGGATGAAATGAAGATTGAGCTTATCAAGTGTTCGAAGTGTGGCTGGGTTCACTTCCTTGCAGATGACGAGAAAGGGCGAGATTCGTGTTTTTTCTGCAGATCGGACGCTAAGGAGATAATGATTCCAGCGAATTACAACGATTGTCCGGTAGGGTGTACATTATCGCCGATAAACAGGAGAAATTATGAAAGAAAATAAAACGCTCTCTCGAGAGGATTTAGAGAATACCGACCCAAGACTCCTCTTTCAAGCAATGGTTGGAGTTGTTGGCCTTGGAAAGACTCAGGAAATTTTTAGTTATTATTTTGAATTGGAGGAAGCTGGTGTGGGCGGCGAGTGTAAACAACCAACAGATGACCAGCAAACAACCAGCAAAAAATGGAAGGCTGTGATACCTGAAAATTTCACTGAAGGGTTGATTCTCCACTTGCAGATGAGGGCAGAAACATACAGAAGGCAGGTATTTTTGCTTTATTCGCTTGTTGGAAAATTAAATCCTAATCTTGGAGATGAAGGGCCCTTAAGAAAAATTTATTCTATACCTGGTCCTGTAGAGAAGGCTCTTCATTTCGATAATGATTGGGAAAAAATTTTAGATGAAAAAGTTGATGAGGTTCGGGAGTATATAAAAAATTATTCCGAAAGTTAATACTGTCTGAGGAAAAATGGGAGCTATAGATTCCAGAAGGGTGGAGGATAATTCCCGACGAGCATGCCGGAAGCTTTTGTTCGGGGTTGTTAGGGCAGTATTTTTTAAAAAAATCATCTGGGCACGCTATGAGGAAGTTTAAAGGTTTAACATTTCCGAGACCACCACCACCACCTAAAAGAAGTGGTGTATCTCTATACCAAAAGAAAGATGGTGTCATGATACACCAAAAAGGAGGGCGAGTGATGAACTGGAGAGATCGAGTTAAAAAGTTTAACCAGGAAAAAGTTCCTGAAATTGTTGATCGCTGGATAGAGTTTAAAAAACTTCGCTCGAAAAACGACGAAAATGATATTAGTTTTTTTAGCCCACTTGACAGAGAAGCGGCACTTGAGTCTATGTTGCACAGATATGAGAACCTTTTGATTGAGGTTCGGGAAATGGTTGAAGAGAGCAGAAATTTAGAAGAGTTCGGTGTCCTTTTTAATATGCTCTTAAGAAAATGTGGGTATGAGGAGGAGTAAAATGCCTTTTAAATCTCAAAAGCAACGTGCATGGATGCATACTAATAAGCCAAAGATGGCAGAAAAATGGGAAAAAGAGACGCCAAAAGGAAAGAAATTACCGAAGAAGGTGACGAAGAAGAAGATACGTGCGCCCAAACGAAACAGGACGCGAACGTAATGGATTCGGATTTTTTGGACGTGGAGTTTTGGTTGCTCTGCTGCCACTTGATTCGAATGAGTGTGAGAAGAAAAAATATGCGGGGTAAGGCAGTGGTTAGTCGTAGGGTCTCATAAGCCCTGAGCGCGAGTTCGATCCTCGCCCCCGCTAAATACTAAATTAGTAAAAACTAGTAGGTTTTGACATGACAATGACAGAAGACGATTTAATTTTGTGCACTTTCAGGTATTGCCTGGGGAGAATGACGTATATCGTGAGCGATATGACAGAATACCTCGAAAAGAAGTGGGATGATATCAAAGAGCCGTATCAAGAGATCATCAAGAGGGAGATTAAAGAAGCGCTAGAAAGAAATAAAGCTGGAATGAAGTGTGATTGGATTACCTGGGATATTTTTTTAAAAAAAGTAGATAAGGAGGGGAAGTATGCCTTTAAATCAGAAAGGGAGTAGGGTTTTCGCCACTAGTGGAAGCGGATATAGAGAGCAATATGTGAAAAAGAATGTGAAGAGATGTGAAAATTCACATGAGGAGAAGGTGAGAAGGCGAGTGAAAGAGAATCTAAAAAACAGGAAGACGACATCATATGCGCAGAGATTAAGGAGCCCAAGGATATGAAAGATATGTTTGATGATATTGTGAAAAGTTTGCGAGATGTAACAAGTGCCCTTGAAATCTTATCTAAAGCTCATAAGGAAAATCTTCATAAATTTAGGGTTATAGAAGGTAAATTGGAAATTCTAGAAAACAAGATTAAGAGAATATTGGAGGACAAGTGAACTTCATAATCACATTTCATTACATGGACGGTGAGACGTTCGAGGTTGAGGTTCATCCGGATGATATGGAAGCTTTAATGGCTGCAATTGGCAAATCAGAAGTTTATTTCAACAACTCTCGAGGTGCTGGAATTTGGATACCGATTGATAAGATACGTCTATTCCAGGTGGAGAAAGTTGATGAGAACGGCAATCGAGTAAAGGTTTCGGAGGAAGTTGTTAATGAGCGAGAACATTGAAGCTTTTTTCTATGGATTTTTTATCGGTGGAGCGGTTGTCTTGCTTATTTGTTTGCATTTATGGGGGAGGGTAGATGGCGATTGAGTGTATCGGATTTAAAAGTGTAGAAAAGGGTAATATGTTGGGTGTTGCCAATCTTTTTCTTACAAATGTTGGAATGGAAATCTACGGATGTACTCTTCATCAGAAAGATGGTCGTCGCTGGGTAAATCTTCCTGTAAAGGAATTCAAAGACAAGGAAACTGGAGAGACGAAGTATTTTCAATTTATAAAGTTTCCAGACAGCCGATTTCACAACGCTTTTGTAAAAGGAGCGAAGGAGGCTATCGATGAATGGTGTAATAAAAATGCGGAGAAAGTAAATGGCGAGAGCATCTAGTTGTCGTGCTAAACACGATGGAATGAGGCGTCGATCTAAAGATGCCAAACCAAAACACCTCGCACCTAAGAAGAAAGGCTCGAGAGAAAAAGATAAACTAAATGAAATGATAATAAGGAGGTCTAGACAGTCTCATAAGAAAAGAAATTAAGGTGTCTGTCCGTCCGAGCACCACGTATACCAATCGGACAGACAGACAGAAACACACGGACCACAAGGATTCACATGATATCTTGGACATTGCAGAAGAGAAATATCAATGACCTAAAGAAATATGAAAGAAACCCAAGGAGATTAAGTGACAAAGAGCAAAGACACTTATCCGACTCACTCGATAGATATGGACTCATTGACAAGCCAATTGTTAACGAGGACAATACAATCATCGGGGGCCACCAGAGAGTCTCGGTTATGGCGGGGAAGGGAGCGTCGGAAATCACCTGTTGGATTCCTGATCGATACCTCGACGAGAAGGAAGTGGAAGAGCTTAATGTTCGTCTCAATCGTAATACCGGCTCTTGGGATTATGATGTTCTGGCGAATGTTTATGATGTAGGCGACCTCCTTATGTGGGGTTTCGAAGAAGATGATTTAGGTCTTGGCAAGAATGAAAAGCCAAAGAAAGAACCCAAACCAGTAATTACTTTAGAGTTCTCTGACAAAGAAACTATGCTTGATTACCTTCAGAGATGTGAAGAAATAGCACAGCAATCAGCAGCAAAAATGAAGGTGAGAGGATGAGTGTACCTGTATCAGAAGGTGGAAAAAGTAAGTTTGGTTCTGGAAATTATATCACCGAAGAGTTTCTAGAAGACAATCGCGAAACAGTTAAGAAGTTATCGCAACTTGGATGTACCTATAAGGAAATAGGTGATTTTCTTGAAGTATCTTCAAAGAGCATCGAAAGGCACTTCAAACAAGAAGTTGAGTGGGGGCGTTCGAATTTACGCCAATCTCTTAGGAAGGCGCAGATTGAGTGTGCTATTCGTGAGAAAAATTCAACAATGCTTATTTGGCTTGGGAAGAACTATCTCGAGCAGCGTGAACCTAGGCAGAATATTGAACATAGTGGCTCTATTAAGATTGAAAAAGTGATGTTTGGTTCTAATGACAAAGATAATAAGAATTCCTGACTTAGAGCCGAGACACTATCAGATTCCGTTCTTTGAGGCTATGGATAATGGTTTAAAAAGAGCGGTGATTGTCTGGCACCGGCGAGCAGGAAAAGAAATTACTTGTTGGAATTATATGATTCGAGAGGCTTGCACTGGCCGTATCGGAACATACTGCTATTTTTTCCCAAGTTCTAGCCTGGGTCGCCGGATTTTATGGGATGGGGCAAATAAAGACGGGAAAAGATTTTTGGATTATATTCCAAAAGAGCTTATTGAAGGTTCTCCTAACAATGTTGAAATGAAGATAAAGCTTACAAACGGCTCTATCATTCAAATCATAGGAACGGAAAGGATTATCAATGTTGGTGTCAATCCTATTGGTTGTGTTTTTTCTGAGTTTTCTTTGCAAAGTCCAAAGACATGGACGTTCGTAAGACCTATCTTGCGTGAAAATGATGGGTGGTCGGTTTTTAACTTTACCCCTAGGGGTAAAAACCACGCTTATGATTTATTTTTAATGGCCAAGAACAATCCTGAGTGGTTTTGTCAAAAACTGTCTATCAGTGATACAAGGGTCCTTACTGAAGAAGATATGGAAACAGAGCGCCGTGAAGGAATGAGCGAGTGCATGATTCAGCAAGAATATTTCTGTAGCTTCGATCAGGGAATAGAGGGGGCTTATTATGCAAAATACCTTACCGAAGCTGAAAACAATGGTAGAGTTGGGAGTGTGCCTTATGATCCTTATCGCCCAGTTGACACTTATTGGGATTTGGGCGTATCGGACAGCACAGCTATCATCTTCGCTCAAAACACTGGACAGGAAATTCACGTTATTGATTCATACATTGCCGAGGGAGAGGGTTTGGATCATTATGCCAGAATCGTTGAGCAAAAAGCAAAAGATGGATTATGGCAATATGGAAGACACTGCGCACCGCATGACATCAGGGTTAGAGAACTTGGACACGGAGCTCGAACAAGATTGCAAATGGCGGCAGAACTTGGATTAGATTTTGAGATAGTCCCGAATCTTTCTATTCAAGAAGGAATTGAGGCAGCTAGAAGCATTTGGCACAAACTATGGATCGATAGAGAAAAAAACATCTATTTCCTGAAGTGTCTTGAAAACTATCACAAAAGATATAACGAAAGATTGAATGTGTATTCTGATAAACCAGAACACGATTGGTCTAGCCATTTTTGTGATGCATTTCGTTACATGGCAATTATGCAAAGCAAGTCTAGGCAAACAAGAATGACAGAGGGAGAGGCAATGGAAATGGAAAGGATGTACTCAAGAAAGTATTAAATTTTCCATAACAACGGAGGCAATAATGAGTGATTGGATAGATATCCGAGAAAGTTATCCAGATTTTGGTGAAAGAGCGGTGGCTGTTTGGAATGGAGAACATGTTGTAATGGATTGTCATTACGACAGAGAAACAGGAAAATGGAGAAGTAATAGGTTTCCTTTTTTTCCCATCCCAGGAAAAATTACTCATTGGATTCTTTCTATATCATCACCAAAAGCAGAGAGCCGGTATCGCATTCATGCTGTTAAAGAATGTGTTGAGGGTAAGAAAAGATGTTACAGGGAACTACAAAAAGACTTTGATTCATTGAGAAAAACTGTAAAATTTTTTGTAAATGGTATATATAATGGTGGACTATTCGACACGGTTCTTGTAGATTTAGAACTTGGGAGAGAAATTACTCTTGGAGAAATAGAACATTTTATTGATGAATATTGTGAAAAAATAGTTAAATGAAAAGTATAGGTTTAGTCCGCACCACATATGGACTACCTATTGTTACCATGAACATTACACAAATCACGGAATCATGGCAAAGCAAAAAAAATGGATTCAGGGTGCTATTAAAAAACCAGGCGCTCTTAGAAAATCACTCGGTGTGAAAAAAGGCGAGAAGATTCCGAAAAAGAAGCTCGAAGCGGCTGCTAAAAAAGGTGGCAAGATGGGAAAAAGAGCTCGTTTAGCGGAAACATTGTCTAAGATGAGAAGAAAATAAAGTAAAGCGGTTTTACATAGCGGTTGGGACTGGGCTTTCTCGGTCGGCCGCGTTTATTAAGGCCGCGACGTCGGACTGATCATCCTTGCCGTGCTACCACGCGGGCGTCGCATCCTTTCCTTGGTAGAGGAGAGACCAAGAGGATGGTATGCGATGGCTTACAGAACAGATTTGGGTATTATTCAGGCATTTGATGAGTACTATAACGAGGCTTATTATGCGTGGGACCCATTTTTCCCAGAGGCAGAAAAAGATTTACGATTCTATTTAGGTGATCAATGGGACGAATCTGAGAAGCGTGCTCTTTTTGCAGAGGGAAGAAACACGTTTGTTTTCAACCGTATTCGTCCTGTAGTCAATATGATTACTGGATATCAACGACAACACCGTCTTTCTTCTGTCGTTGTTCCTGTAGAAAATTCCGATCAAAAAACAGCGGACCAACTATCTGAGTGCTTAATGCATGTTATGAGCTACTCAGATGGATATAGGGCTATTAGTGATTGTTTTTCTGGCGCTGTTAAGACTGGTTGGAATTTAGCATCTATTTGGCTTGATTATCGAGAAGACCCAATTAACGGTGATATCAAGTTTGCTAGAGAGCCGTGGAATGGTTTTATTCTCGATCCGTATTTCACAAAGCTTGATTTGTCTGATTGTTCCTACATTCTTAGAAGAAAATATTTGAGTGTAGACCTCGTAGCTTCTTTGTTGCCTGGACAAGAGAAGGAAATTCATGCTCTTCATCGAATAGGGTGGGAGAGAGATGATAAGTTCACATGGCTTCCTTATCAAAGACAGCCGAATGGACAGGATTTAATGGCATATAACGAGTTTTATATGCCTAGATGGGAAACTCAAAGAGTCGTCGTTGATATGGAAACAGGTCGTTTCAGCGACTGGGATGGTGATGAGGAAGATTTTGCGCGCCTTAAATCTATTAATCCGGCTTTTGAGCTTACATCAAGACAAAAACGTGTCATTGAGATGCATATTATTGTTAATGACCAGGTGATGCGTACGGAAACAAACCCATACGGTTTGAATTGTTTTCCTTTTGTACCTTTTGTGTCGATTTGGGAGCCAGAAAGTGATCAGTGGGGCTTGAAGGTTCAATCTTTAATTCGCTGTATGCGCGACCCACAAAGAGAGGCAAATAAACGTCGTAGTCAGATGACAGATTTGCTTGATAGCCAAATTAATTCTGGGTGGCTTGCTACTGAGGGTTCTGTGGTTAATCCGCGTAGTCTTTTCCAGACATCGCAAGGAAAGGTCGTGTGGAGAAATAAAGATGCCGATCCTGGTGCTATTGAAAAGATTCCTCCAGCTCAGATTCCTCCTTCAATGTTCCAGCTACAGCAACAATTTGACGCGGATATCAAGGAAATTGCCGGTGTTAATGATGCTGCTTTCGGTGTGATGGAATCAGGAAACGAAAGCGGGGTGTTAACAATGCTCCGTCAGGGGGCAGCCCTTACAAACCTCCAGGACGTTTTTGACAATCTTAGAATGTCTCAAAAGCATCTATCGATGTTGGCTCTTAAACTTATTCAAGGTTGGTCTCCTGAAAAGGTTGCTCGAATCATCAATGAGGAACCTACACAGGAATTTTATAATCAAGACTTCACCAAGTATGATTGTGTGGTTCAAGAAGGTCTATTAACAGATACACAGCGTCAGGTCTTCTTTAGACAACTTCTAGACCTAAAACAGCTTGGCGAACCTATTCCACCCATGCTTCTTGCGAAAGCCGCTCCTATCCAAGGAAAATCAGAATATTACGAAGAGATGGAGAAATTCATCCAGCAACAATCTGAAGCTGCTCAAAAGCAGGAGACTGTTCAACAAGAGCTTCTTCAGGCTCAGAAAGACCTAGCCACATCTCAATCGCTCCAACAGGTTGCTGGAGCAAAAGAAAGGTTTACTCGTGCTGTGGCAAATATGGGTCTAGAAGATGAGCGCTCTTCTGAAGCTATACAGAACAGAACTCAAGCGGTCCTAGATCAGGTGAGGGCAATGAAAGAGCTTGAAGACATGGACTTGAAAACAGCTCAAGCAGAATTGGCGTTAGCAGCGATGTTACGAGAGAAGAACAGAAAAGAAGAAGAGATGTTGAAAGCTGACAACGTAAAAATTTCCGCTTCTGGCGGTGTTCAAGGACCAATAGGAGCATTAAACCAAAACCAGGAGACGCAAGATGCCCCAATATAAAGGCAACGACCGTTACATGGGCATGATGAAGGGTAAAACCGGAAAAGTCATGAAAAACCATGGTAACACTACGTCCATTGAAACGACTTCTCCTCAGAAGTTTGATATGGGCAGGCTACAGCGTTCTAACATGGAATATAAGGGTTATTCCAAGAAGGCGTTTGATTACAAATACTAATCTACCAATTCGGTAGCAACTGGTAGGAGATTGGTAAATGGCACAAGAGCTGAGAGAGACAGTTCAGGAGATGATGAAGGCAGACGATAAGGAAGTCCAAGACATTCTTAATCGTAGACCTTCTGGTCACTACTGGATTGTTATTCATCATAGACCGACCAAAATGCGTATGGACACAGGTGAGTACGTCCTGGCCCGTATCGTGAAAGATTATGACAAAAAACCAAAGCCCATGTTGGGCACAGTCACCTTAGAGGTGAAAAACGGAGAAATTGTTGATCACAAAATAAACGTACACGACATGCCTATCGACATGGAACGTCTCGCACCATTTTTGGGCTCGCCAGAAGGCGCAGAAGTCCAAAAGGGGCGTTCAGATATTGCCGGAGCGTATGTCTACAACCAACTATAGAGCCGCCATCTTAAGGGCGTAAGGAGAAAACTACACATGGAAAATCCAGTAGCAGAAACGGGCGAACAAGCTGCGGACGCCGCCGGTCCGGAAGTTGTAGTGCAGGAACAGCCTCAAGCGGAGCAAATACAGGAGCAACAACCAGAAATGGTGCCTGTAACAGCTTTACAAGCAGAAAGGCGTGAACGACAACAACTTCAAGAGCAAATGAAGATGCTTCAAGACCACGTGTCTTTGATGCAAGCAAATCAGCAACAACCTGCTCAAAAGCAGGATGAGATGGCTGGTTTGTCCGATGATGATGTTTTGACTGTCGGAGAGGCTAAGAAGTTTCTCGGAAAGATTCAGCATAATTATCAAACAAGCGTCGAAGAGCTTCGTGTTCAGCAGAAGTATCCAGACTACAACGAGACGGTCACTAAGTACCTTCCCGATGTAGTTGCTAAAAATCCAGCGCTGAAGACCACTCTTCAGAATGATGCGAATAGATATGAGCTTGCTTACTTTTTAGCGAAGAATAGTGATTCATACAGAAATGAACACAAAGAGGAAAAAAAATCTACCGATGCACAACGCATAGTTGAGAACAGCCAGAAGGCTGGGAGCTTATCGGCCGTAGGTAGTACAGCACCTCAATCGCAAATCAGTAATTACAAGAACATGTCTGACTCTGACTTCATGAAGATGGCCAACAGGAATCTGGGGAGATTTTAACCAGAAAACTAAAGGAGGATAAAGTATGGCTATTACTGATGTAGCAACTTTGCCACCAGCAGTGCGGGAATATTATGACCGACTTTTGCTCATGACGGCATACCCGCAGCTGATTCACACAAAATTTGCTCAAAAGCGAATTTTGCCTGAGAAGGAAGGGGATACTATTGTCTTTAGACGTTACTCACGTCTATCAACTGTTCCTGTACCTATTGTAGACGGTGTTACCCCTCCAGGGGCCGCTCTGTCTGCTACTGACATAAAAGCTCGCGTAGATTTCTACGGGAATTTTGTGACTATCACGAACCAAGTTGAGCTTACTGTTGAAGATCGTGTTCTCAACGAAGCTGCAAGGCTTTTGGCTCAAAACCTTGGTCAAACTATTGACGAAGTAACGCGTGATGTTCTTGCTTCTGTTGCGACCGTAGTGGCTTGTAGCAATGGTGTGAACGGTTCTACGCCTACTGAACTCACGAAAGCCGATATTGATTCTGCTGTATTTACTCTATTAGGTAATGATGCAGAAATGATCTCAGATGTTGTCGTGGGTCGGGATGCCTTTGGAACAACTCCAGTTCGTCCGGCATTCTGGGGATATATTGATACTGCTCTTCTAGATGATCTAGAGGCCGTTTCAAACTTTGCACATAGCTCACAGTATCCTAACCAGCAGTCTGTTCTAGAGTCTGAATGGGGTACTACTGGAAACGTAAGATGGCTCTACACTAGTGTAGGAAGCGTTACATCTTCAACTCCTGCAGTGTATAACAACTTTATCATTGGTAAAGAAGCATACGCTGTTGTGCACCTAGGTAGTGAAACTGGAGAGTTCTATGTGGAACCATTAGGTTCTGCTGGTTCTGCCGACCCACTACACCAACGTGGTACTGTTGGATGGCAACATCCATTCGTCTCTAGAATCTTGAATGATTCATTTATGCTTAATTTAACTGCAACCCACAGCTAATAGGAGGAGGTAAAGTCATGGCACAAGTAAGAACTTTTACATGGACAAACCCAAATCCAGCGGTTGCTAGAGACCTAGACGTTGGATTTACTGTTGCGGAAATTACTACGGTAGACCGCACGAATGGTGGAAGCTGGTATTGGAATGATGGAATGGCCGATGCCGAAGTTTTAGATGTTGATTCTGGAACTCTTACCACTACAAATGGTTTCACACCACTATCTGAAAGCGCAAATTATGGAGCAACGGTTTCGGGCTTCACGAACGCAAATCCTGGCGTCATCACTGTCGATGATACTGGGCCTGCTGGTTTTGCTGCTGGAGATACAATTACTGTAACGGGTGTTGCTGACGATCAGTCTGCAACTACTTTGAATGGTACTTATACGGTTGCATCTGTTACCGCAACTACCATTACCACCGCTACCAATACGACTGCTTATAGCGTCTATGTTAGCGATGGTACTGCTGTGCGTGTTTCAGATACTAGTGGTGATGTTATTCCTACTGAAAACTTTGCACGTCGTGGAATCACTGTCGGCACCACCCCTGTAGGGGCGAACAGTGCGAACATGGTTGCAATTGTTGTTGGCAAGGAGACTGTTACTTAATAATTTGAGTAGGGGGTGTTTTGGACCTCCATTGTCACCCTCTCTCTTTTACACACGGAGATAAAATGACTGTAGAAGCACCAAAAGTCCAGAAGGATAAAAAAGATCGCCGTAAGGAATGGCTCAATGAAGAAGTTAGTGTTGAGTTCTTTAACCTTGAGGAGCCAGGTGTACCCCTTAAATTTAGTTATGGGAGTACGCGAAATCCTGAGACGTTTACATTGCTCCATGGCGGTAAATATAAACTGCGTAGAGAGATTGTGCAGCACATCGAATCTAGGCAGACACCTATTTGGTCTTATAGACCTGATGGGAAAGGAATTATGCAAAAAAAACTAGAAAGCTACAAATCTCGCTTTCAATGCAGACAAGTTTTTGATTAAGGGGAAAACTCATGGCAGAATGGAATTTAGCGGAGATACGCAAAAAAACAAGACAGCTTAGCGGTAGGCTTTCTGTTGTTGAGCTTGGAAATACTCAGCTTGATGATTACATCAATAAGTATTTCCAGTTTGAGTTCCCTGCCGAAGTGAAGCTTAACAGAAACTATACTCTTCATGAATTTAACACGCAGGCGGATGTTCAAGATTATACATTCCCTGCGAATTTTACCAATTTCGTTCCTGAGGCAACGATAGATCGTCGTCAGCTTGAGTTCTATCAAGACCCAGATAAATTTTATACCGAGAACCCAGAAAATGTTCAGAGGTTCTCTACATGGACAGGAGATGGCACGACGACAGCTTTCACTAACACGTATGGGAATAATGTTCCAATTATTGCTGGAACTGTTCTTGTAGATGATACAGTAGAGGTTTTCACTGATGATGGAGCTGGTGTGCTCACCGGTGATCAGGGAGGTGCTGGGACTGTCGATTATACAACTGGCGCTGTTGCTGTTACCTTTAATACTGCCCCTACTAATGGACAGGTAATTCAAACAAGCTTTGTTCAATACATTGCTGGAACACCTGTTTCTGTTTTAATGTTCGATAACACATTCCGATTCAATCCAATTCCTGACCGCGCATATCGCTTTAGAATTAAGGCGTGGTCTCTTCTTTATGTTCAACCTTCATCTGGCTCTAATAAGGTTTTATTTGAGTTTGCCGATGATAAGCCACTACAGGAAGAATGGGGCCCTGCTATTGCGTTTGGAGCTGCTAGAAGGATAGTTAGTGATTTCGGCGAGATGGATCGATATAGCGAGCTTACAGTGCTCTACAAGGAACAAATTAATTACATATTAACAAGAACTCATATCGACCTGGAATCGACGAGGGCGTTGCCAATGTTTTAGGGGGTAGAATGTATTGGGATAAAGATGGACAGGGTTATTTATTTGCCCCAAGTCCTGGTACACCAAAAGACACCAAAGCATGGAAAAAATTTAGGAAGTATGACTGTGAAAATCCCCAAATTTGGGAGAGATTTGTACAGATAACAAAGCAAGCATGGGATAGAGGGTTTCGAAAGATCGGAGCGCATTACATAATTCAAATTATGAGATGGGATACAGGTCTTAGAGCTCGAGATGAATATAAAATTGGAAACAATTATTTCCCATACTATGCACGGAAATTCATGCTCGAATACCCAGAATATCAGGGGATGTTTGAGTTGAGGGCATTAAAAGGAGATTAGATATGGCCTGGAATAAAGCATTGCCGACGGATGCCGAAAAGATTAGGAATCTTGGCATTGTTATTCGGCCAAATTGGGAAGCTATCGAGGAAGGTGATGATGTTGGAGTTGGTAGCATGTTGCAGATGCGATCTGTTCAGTTGGATAACCGGACTGGTCTTGCCGCTAATAATGATCCCATTACTAATGCTGGGACTCATTATGTTTATAGCAAAGATGATGGAGGTGGTGTCCAGGAAGGATTTATGAAAGATTCTGCTGGAAATGTCATTCAGATGACTAATGACGGTGGCATTGGCTCTGCTTCTACTACTATTCACTTCAATGATTTAACAAATGATGATGGAACAACTACCTATGATGAAAAAAATCTCGTTGCTTATTGGGCGACTGTTACCGCTGGAGGAAGCATTAGTGCTCAGAGCGGGGGATTGTCTGTTTCTAAAACTGGGAATTCTACTTATCGTGTAACGTTTTCTACCGCCCAATTGAATGCAAATTATGCCGTTAATGTTACAGCGAATCACAATCCTGGAAATCCAAGGATTTGTACGTATTACACTCCGACAACAGCGAATTTTAACGTAAAAATCGTTAATCAAAACGGTACACAAATTAGCGCTGGTGCTGCTTTTAGTGTCACTGTTTATGGAGGAAGACCAACGTAATGTCTTACCAACCTTTTCTTATAGCGCCTTTTGGCACTGGTTTAGATACCGATATGGAGCCTTGGCTTTTGCCGCAGGATGCCTTTAGTGAAATCGTAAACGGTCATATCAAACATGGTGTTGTTGAGAAGAGGCAGGGATATACAAAACAAGGTGATATCGTATATAGCGATGGAGCTATTTGGAATATAAGCAACATTACTCAAGCAAATCCTGGTGTAGTAAGTGTTGGTAGCACAGCTGGAATTACCAATGGCGATACGATTGAAATTCGTAGCGTCACAGGAATGACAGAAGTTAATGGAAATCAATATACGGTTGCTAATGTAGCTGCTGGTTCTTTTGAATTGTCAGGTGTTGATACGACTGGATTTACCGCCTATGCTGGAGGTGGTGTTGTTTATCTTGTTCCTGGTAATAGAGTGATGGGTCTTGAGAGGTACATTGATAGTTCTAATGTTAAAGAAGTTTTAGCTTTTGATACGAAGCGAGCTAGTGTTTTTAATGCGACAAATAATCAATATGATCCTCTTGATACAGCAGATATCATGGATAGTGGAGACACCGATTATATTTGGGCAGATAACTGGGCATCAACTGCCTCTGGAGTTGCATCTACTCTTTATCGTCTATATTTCACTAATGGAAAGGTTCTTTCTGCTGGTTTAAATGGAATTCGATATTATGATGGAGGAACTACTACTACCTCTTTTGCTCCATTGATAAATGGAACGACTACAATTAATGGTTGTAAGCTTCTCTTTGCATTCAAACAACGTCTTGTTTTGCTTCATACTTTTGAGGGAGGCAACACTTATCCTCAGAGAGCTCGCTGGTCTCAAGCGCAAGGACCTTCTATAAGTGATGGATGGGATGATAATGTAGCTGGTAAGGGAGGGTTTGTTGACGCTCCTACAGGGGATCACATTATCAGTGCTCAGTTTGTTCAGGATGTTTTGATAGTTTTCTTTACCAATAGTGTTTGGACACTTCGTTCAACACCAGACCCTTCTCTTCCTTTCAAGTGGGATAAAATTAATGATTTTAGGGCTTGTGATGGAAAAATGACATCTGAACAGTTTGATAGATATGTTATTTCTTTAGGTGTTCGAGGGATTACAGCTACCGATGGTGTAGAAACTAGGAGATTTGACGAGAGAATAGAAGATTTCGTAGACGATTCTATTAACGATGGTGAGTTCGAGAAAGTGTTTTCTAGAAGAAATTTTGGTAATAGGCGTCTATGGATGCTTTATCCAAAGATAGAGGATGATGATTCTGCGTCGGCGCTTATATATTCTGAGGAATCAGGAGCTTTTTCGAAATATGACATTGAGATGAATGTCTTGGGTTATGGTGGAGCTGCAGAAGATGCAACTCTAGCTGATTTTGCTGCGACAGAAGGAATTGATGATGTCGGCGATAACGGTATTGGTGACTATTTCTATGATGAGGGAGCGGAAATCTTTCTAGGTGGTAATAGGAGTGGAGAGATTTTTATACTAGCCGATGGCGGTGATGATAATGGAGATTCTATTCCCTTTAAATTAATATCTGCTGCGTGGAATCCCTGGATGTCTGAAGGAAGAAAAGCTCAACTTGGTTACATCGATATTTTCGCAGATACTCATCAAACAACCATTGTAGACGTTAGTTTTTTCGTTAACAATGAAATCACACCTTATGCAACACGAAGAATTAATCTTCTTCCTGCTCTTCGTGAAATTGCGAGTGTGTCGAATATTACACAAGCGAATCCAGGTCAAGTCACTTCAAATCAACATGGTCTATCTACTGGAGATGTTGTGTACATTTATAATGTTGATGGTATGGATGCTGTTAATGGAGGTCCTTACACAATTACGGTTGTAGATGCTAACAATTTCACTATAGGCGTAGACACAAGTGCGTATTCGGCTTATGCAAACGGTGGAGTATTGACGGAGCTTCCTTTTTCATCAGATAAGGCGTTTAAACGGGTGTATGCAGGAGGCGTTGGATATCAACATAAAGTAAAATTTGAATCTACAGGAGTTGATAGACCTTTACGA